GACCCTGCAGACGAAGAACGCAAAGTTTACAGAGTGGCTCCTAGTGGTAGTTATGAAGAAGAGTATGAACTGAATGAAAAAGGTTCTTATCTTGTTCCTGTTGAAGAACTAAGAGTGGTTAATCCAGACTCTGTAGCTATTAGTAAATCATCAGCTGTAACAGCTAGTGATAAAGTATTACGACCTAGCTTGTCAGAGATGGCTTACAAAGCTCCAGCTCCAATGGAAGATGCTCCTTATAGTCAAATGACTATTAGAGACTACTATGCTATTCATAGTGGTAAACCAGTAAGTGCTAAGAACTGGTTAAACGACCTTATAAAAAACAACAAGTAATATGGCACACGGTATTTTAATTATTGCAGAGTCAGGTGCTGGTAAATCTACCAGCATCGAGACTCTCGATCCTACAGAAACATTTATTATTAATGTAGCTAACAAAGCTCTACCCTTTAAAGGCTGGCGTAAGAAGTACAGTATCTGGAGTAAGGAAAATCCTTCTGGAAACATGTATGATAAGGCTGGTCCTGAGAATATAGAAGCTTGTCTTAAATACATTAGTGAGAAACGTCCAGAAATTAAGACAGTAGTAGTAGATGACTTTCAGTACATGTCAAGCTTTGAGTTCTTTGATAAAGCTGATGAGAAAGGGTACGAGAAGTTCACTAAGATTGGTGCACACTTAGCTCGTATAGCTAGAATGCCCAAGGATCTAAGAGAAGACTTACAGATTTATTTTCTTACACATGCTGAAGAGTCTACAGACTTAGAAGGTAAACGTAAGTTTAAGGCTAAAACCATAGGTAAGATGGTGGATGAAAAGCTTACTCTAGAAGGTTTGTTCTCTATTGTTCTATTTGGTAAAACCAAGAAAAACAAAGAAGGAGAAATCAGATATGTATTTGAAACTCAGACTAACGGTGAGAATACATGTAAGAGTCCTAGAGGTATGTTTGATACATTAGAAATACCAAATGACCTTAAACTTGTACGAGACTCTATTATAGCTTACGAGAATTAACTTTTATTATAAATTAAAATCACAAAAAAATGTTTAGTACCAAAGGACAAGAAGTAAAACAAGGTAGCTCCGTTTCTAAATCTTTAGAACCAGGAGTGGCATTAGCACACATTTATAGTGCTAACGTAAGAACAGCATCAACAGGAAAGAAATGTTTAGAATTGGTTCTTGAAGGACCAGCTCTAGAAAACTTTGAAGGTTGGGCTGTGGATAAAAATAACCAAGAAGGAACTAAGTTTAGAGGCCAGTCTGCTAAAGTTAGTGCAACCATCTACACTGCAGATTATGATAGCAGTGACATTAACAAGAATGACATTCTAAGAAAGATCATCACTATTGCTGATGAAGCTGGTCTTAGAACTGAAGTGGATGCTCTATCTGGAGATGGTAGTATCACTACCATTGAACAGTGGGTGGAAGCTGCAGCTAACGTTCTTAAAAACCAATCATTGTATTTCTTCTTAGTAGGTACTGAGAAAGAATATAACGGTAAAACTATTGTGGTATTGTCTCTTCCAAAGTATAAGTTTTGTGCGGCTGATCCAAGCAAGCTTAACAAGTTTGACAAGAACAATAAGTATCACTATATAGCACTAACTAACAAACCTGTATCAGGTTTTGAACCAGCTGGTGATGACTTCGGAGGTCTTTAATTTATATAAAGGTTTAGTTTTTCTGATTGACTAGGGGGATGTTTCTACATTCCCCTTATTTTTGCAATAAATTTTAATGTATGTTCAAAACTAAAGATCTTATACATAATATAAAAGATGTTCCTGGAACATGGATATTTGAGCATTTCTGTAAGCTTAAACATAAACTTACAGGTGAAGACGTTAAGATTAAAAGTATGTTCAATCCTAATGAACGCACACCTAGTATGTGTATTTATGTAAACAAAGATGGAACGTATTTATTTAAAGATTTTTCTACAGGTAAAGGTGGTGATGGTGTTACGCTTGTAAAAGAAATAACAGGACTAGCTTTTAGTAAAGCCTGTGAGCTCATCATAGAAAACTATAATGATTTTGTACTACACAATAATGGAGGACAAGATATACAAAAGTTTCAACGAGCATCTAAATACAAGGTGACAAGTACTAAGCCTAGATCATGGACAACACAGGACCAGTATTACTGGACACAGTTTAACATTGGATCTAAACTACTAAACGCACACCACGTTAAACCTTTAGAGAGTTATTGTATGACCAAGGAAGAAGATGAACTTTGTATAAATGGACTCTATCTCTATGGTTATTTTAAAGAGGACGGTACGCTATATAAGATATACCAACCAAAGACACTAGATAAGAAGTTTATTAAAGTGTCAGATTATATACAAGGATATGAGCAGATACACAGAACCGATAATCTGCTAATCACGTCTAGTCTTAAAGATGTTATGTCTATTAAATCTTTAAAGCTTGATATAGATGTTATAGCTCCTGATAGTGAGAATACCATGCTTAAACCAAATGTCATGGAACAGCTACATGAAAGATATAAAAACATTGTAGTGTTGTTTGATAATGATGATGCAGGTGTTGCAGCTATGAAGAAATATAAAGAAACCTATCCGTATGTTGAGGTGACCGTTCTACCTATGAGTAAGGATGTATCAGATAGTATAAAAGATTTTGGAGCTAAAGAAGTTAGAAACAGATTAGTTCCTATCTTAGATAGAAAATTAAAATATGACAAAGAAGAAGAGAGTAACAGCTCCCAAGACAAGAAACGCAGGGACCATGACAGACTCAGCGTTTTGGAGTTTCATAAGGAGTGCACTACGACAGAAGTCTAGATGGTGGAAACCTATAGCTCAAGCTAAAGCAAAAGCTAAAAGATCTTATAAGGGTCCACTTAAAAGACAGAAGTTTGAGTATCAGTGTGCAGAGTGTTTAAACTGGTTTCCTGATAAGGAGATCAATGTAGACCATGTTGTACCTGCTGGTACTTTAAGATGTGCTGATGACCTCCCAGGGTTTGTAGAAAGATTATTTTGTGAAGTAGATAATCTACAGGTGCTCTGCTCTACCTGTCACAATAAAAAGACACAAGATGAAAAGTCCAAAAACTAAAGAGGACCTTATAGAAAAAGTAATAGAACAAATTAGACAAGATGTTCACTGTGCTGATTACACAGCTTTAGAAGTATTTCTAAATGGTGTTGGTATAAATAATCTAATAAACTATTTACCAGAAGAAGACTGGAAACAATTTAAACACTTAAGAGATGTCTGAACTACATGAGACCCTAATGGGTAGAAAACTTATAGAAGGTACATTACCAGATATAGCACATCAGCTTAAAAGAATAGCTGATATTTTAGAAAGTAAACAGCAAGACCAAGTGACATCAGCTTTTAAAGCTTATGTAAACAGTGGTGCTACAGATTCAGAAATTGTAAAACAACTTAGAGAAATATGGCAGAAGTAACAAACGGAAAGGATCTAAATGATCCTATTAATATTCAGAGACTTATAGAATTTCTTGAGTATGAAGAGGCTCTAACTAAAGACAAAGAAACAGCAACAAGAATTAGAATACTTTTAAAACTATTAGGTGTATGGAACTAGAAGATTTAATGAATGATTCTATAGAAAATTTAGAGAAAGAGTTTTACAGTAAGAGGTTTGAGTTTTCATATAGTAGCCTTAACAAGCTTATGTGGAACCCAGCAGTATTTCACCAGTTGTATGTACTAGGATTAAAGGAAGAGAAGACAGATGCTCATCTTGTAAATGGTAAGATTATTCATGCATTGTTACTAGAGCCTGAAAAGTTTCTAGATAATTTTATTGTTAGTCCTGCTAACCTACCTACGGGTAATACACGTACTGTCATAGACAGAGTGTATAGTCATCATGTAGAGCTTGCTAAGAATGGAGATGAGAGAGAAAATCTTGTAGAATTTGCTAAAGCTATACTAGATATTCTTAAAGATATGAACCTTCATCAAAGTTTAAAAACAGATGAACAAAGACTAGATAAAATATTTACACCAGAGGCTGTAAACTATTGGCATTTTCTCAGAAGTAAAGGAGATAGAACTCTTATAGATGAAGAAACATATAACGTTTGCGGTAATGCTGCAGAGATTATTAGAAGTAACAAAGATGTATGCAAGCTTATTGGTTGTGACGTAAACGAGTTTGAAAACAAGGAAGTTTTTAATGAGATAAAACTAAGTTGTAATGTGAACATGAAACCATTTGGTCTTAAGGGTATTGTTGATAATTTAGTTATAGACCATGACCAAAAAATTGTGTATATTAATGATGTAAAGACTACTAGCAAAGACTTAAAAGACTTTCCTGAAAGTGTAGAGTTTTATTCTTATTGGATGCAAGCTGCTGTATATGCAAGCTTAGTTGTTTCTAACTATACACATCTGATAGATGAAGGTTATAATGTTAAGTTTAACTTTGTGGTGATAGATAAAATGTATAATGTTTATCCTTTTCCAGTTAGCCAAAGCACACTAATGGGTTGGTTAACTAGACTAGAGGGCGTTTTAGATAAAGCAGCATGGCATTATACTAATAATAATTTTAATCTACCATACGAGTTTGCTCAGGGTCTTGTATCACTCTAACCCTTAAACCCCTATAGAAATGATAGACAAACTGTACAATAAATACTTTCAGAAATCAAAGTCATTTCTATATCCTACATTAGGTATAAAACGTAATAGCTATGCTTCTCCTCTGAACACCTACCTGTCTTTAGAAGGGCAGGTGGGTGCTCATGAGTGTAAG